CTTCGTTAATCTTTAACTTGTTCAGCTTGTCTTTTAATCCTTCTAACATATTACAACAAAAAAAAGAGTTACATTTCTGCAACTCTTTCCATTAAAACCACTTAATAATCTAAAACTATTCACTTATGAATAACAAATATACAATAATTTTTTAGTATAAATGAGTTATTCTTGCAACTTGTCCGTGTTCTTTAGAAAAAATGAACATCTCAACCGCAGCAAATGTATGTTTGAATCCTTTGGTATTATGCCAACTATCAGCAGGTGACGGACTTCTTAACGTTTCAATACTCACGTTTATCATATCGGTACTCTGTTTGTGGTGAATATGGTGAGTAAAAAAGTATCTATACTCAGCAAAACCCCAATGTTCTTTTGCCTCAATACTCATTAAAGAACCCAAATCTACACGTTTTGCACCATCACCGTGACTGAAACCGATTAAATTCGTTCCATAGGTTGCATATTTACGGTGAGCAATCGAGCATTGGAATGCTACATTCTTTGAGAGTCTAAAGTGAGCCTCAATAGTTTGTGCAAGAAAAAAACCACTCTGATAATCGTGATTACTAGGGCAAAAAATCGCTTCGACATCAGCAACCTGCATAAGCATTTCGATAATATCAACGTATAATTGTTTCGCAGTTAGAAAATTATCATACCACATTCCGTCAGTATCTTGAGGTGTTCCAGCAGTTGTTTGCCGTTTAGCGTTATCGGTGTGCAATATATCGTTGCCCATTACGAATATTATCTTATCTACATTAAAGCCGTTAGACTTATCTAGTAAACCTTGTACACCCTCGTGTACTCTTTTTACTGCAATATTCTGATTATACTCTGTTCCTGTTTCGTAAGCCGTACATAATTTCCCTATATGAATGTCAGCAGGATCAACTATAAGTAGGTGAGCATCCTTTGATTTACTACGTTTTATTTTTGGATATTTAGGCGAGTAATTCTTTAACTCCTCTATGATTTCTTTTTGTACTAATTCAAACCCGATTTGCTCAGGTGCTTTAAAACTTGGATTTTTAGCAAATAAACTTGATTCTTTAGATTTGAACCAGCCGTGTTTTACTGTTTCAGGATCAACTCCCTGTGCAACTGATTCATTGTGAAACCTCCTATAATTATCAATCAGTTCTGCTTCGTCTTTATGTAACCTATAACGTTTATTATTACCACCTTCTGTTTCCTTTAAAGATGATAGTTTGGATCTCTTTCTACTCATTGTTTTTATTTTCAATTGATGTAAGGTAAGAAAAAACCCCCACCGATTAAGGTGAGGGTTTAATTACTAGAGAAAATTACTTTTTTTTCTTTGAAGTTGCCTTTTTTGTGACTACAACCTCATCAATATAATTAGGTTTACTTAACCCGTTTGCAATTTTCCAAGCCTTTCGTACTCGGTTAGGATTCTTTAACGCTTTACCCAAACCATAAACTGCGTGGTTCTCTGTAACTGACCTAAGCCATTCACCGTTAAAATCATCTTCACCAAGTACTATGCGCTTAATTTTACTCATTAAACAACTGTAAATTGAGCATCAATAACATCATATCCAAGTGCAGTCACTTCAAACTTGATTATATCAGCAGCCGTTACAGGTGCGCTTAATGTTAATAGGTAAGTTCCATCAGGTGATTCAGGTGCAGTTAAAACCGTTAATGGTGTTCCTGGCAATCCAGCAGTAATATCAGTTACTGTAAATGCACCAACTAATAAACCTGTAATGTCATTACGGTTGTTTGCTGTTCCAAATCCTTCATACAATTCAACTTGAAAAGTAGTTGTTGTTGGGTTTGTTATTGCTTGATTTCCTGTAATTAATGGAGAAAACGAAGTAGATTTAACTCCACCTGTTGCAACCATTTCAGCAGAAGTGATAACATAAGAGTTCTCAAAACAAACATCTCTATCAACATCAAAAGAAACCATTGTTCTCGCCTTTGCTCCTGGTACTGCAAATTGGTAGTAAGCGTCAATTGTTTCCTTGCTCAACTCATAACCGTAAAGCATTGTTCCGTTAACACTATCTTTAGTTCCCCAAAGGTTACCATCAGTAGTAGCAATATACATAACGATGTCAGTACATCCCATTTTCTTAAATTCTCTAAGAATCTGAAATACTCCATCCTTACCATAATACTCAAAAAGGAAAGAATAAATTCCACCCTCACCATCTAACTTAAACTTATCACCGTTTGCAGTTGTTTCATAGTTAGTATCAGTTCTTGAAACCGTTGGATTTTGAACTCTTACCGTAGGAAATAACCTTGAAGTTACTGCCGTACTTGCTAGAATCTTAGCCGTAATATCTGCTCCAACCGTTGCCGATGTAACATCAATTCCGTTTCTTACTCCTGCGGCATCTAATTTGTATTCAAATACTGGGAATGCCATCGCTCCCATTTCTATCGTACATCCCGGTACTCCTGCATTTATTCCTGCTGGTGTTCCACATACGCAATCTAATGCACTCATATCTTATTTGCTCTTTCGAGGCTTATTAAATTATTTAACAACATTCATCTGCTCTATTAATCGGTAGAGTTAAGCGTAATTCAACGCCCGTTAGATTACCGTCAATGATATTTGCTTCCATACCTGATGAGGTTTCTTTTCCGAACTTTGTAAAGTTTTTAGTCTTATATGACATTTCTAAAGAATAAAACAAAGGTTCTCTCTTTATAGTATCAACAAATTCCTCAACCATATTATACAATGATCGTAATCGGTTATCGTGTGTGTCCATTGTTTGCCATTGACTAATATCGTTAGAGTCTAAAAACACCATTAAAAGGTCGCTTTCACGCTCTAAGGTGTTAGTATCGTCTTTAAAATCTTCATCGTTTGGCTCAACCAACCACGCAAAAGGTACTTTCTGTCTTTGGTCATTACTAAAACTCTTCCATTCTTTGTTAGTACTTATCGGTGTACCTGTAAAAAAATAAGGTTTGTTTAAGTTTATAACCTTTCCAACAAAAGTATATGCACCGTTTGGCGTTATTGTTATAGTTTTTAACACGTAATCGACTGCCGTAACTGTGTATGTTTGGCTTAATGAATCAGTTAGAACCGTTCCAACTCTCGCCCATTTAACGTTACATACAGTTAAAACAGTACCATTGATTGAAAGAACTGTGATAACACAATTCATTTGGTCAATGATTTCCTCCTCTACTATGTAAACAATATCTCTCATTAAAATATATCTAAGTTTTGCGATTCGTACCCCTCAAATGTAGGATATAAACTACTATTATCTAACACGTAATATTGAATAGCTTTGTACGTCCCTATTGATTCCATCCATCGACTTTGAACATTTGACTTAAATGCACTAGCCTTATCTGAATTTTCACCTTTAGAAATAACATTGCCATTCTCTGTTACCTGTGTGTTTATATCCCTTGAATAGTAGAAGTATATGATACCCGTTAGCATATCAACTATACCTCTACTATTTAGGATTAAACCGCTTGACAATTGTACCGTGAACGAATCTCTAAGTTGCTCATAAATTGGATCAGCACCAGCAATTCCTATTACATATAAATCATACAATTCTTTTCCCAACAATTCAATGAGGGTAATAGTTTCATATCTGTCAATATATGCAGTAAGTTTTGCGGTGTTGAAATCCGTTAAAGTTAATTCAAACTTATTAATGAAATCCGTTGTTGTTACTATTGCCATTACTTATGTTTATTTTTTTGCTTTAGCAGAACCTTCTGCCTTTGCTCTTTTTGCTTTAATCAAAACTTTGGCAACATCCTCTGAAACCATATACTCTTTACCGTCAATCAGGTCAGTCTTATCGTTTTTTATTCCGATAACCTTTACTAATTTTTCAGCGTTTTGTATTCTTGACATCTTATTATGTTTTAAAAGTTAATATTAAGCTGTTTCAAGTGCAGCGTTAGTAGTAGCAAATGTACCTTTAACGAATGCAGTTACGTCATTATTCTCAATGATAACCTCACCTCTCCACTCAGCAATAATCGTTCTCATATTCTTAGTAAAATCGTTTCCGTCTGTTCCAACATCAACCATAATACCACCTTTCTCAGCAATTAACGCTTTAGTCAAATCACCAATTAAGAATGTTCCAGTTGCCATTGCAGTAGTTTCAATGATTGGAATACCGTCTAACATCATTGTAGATCCAACTTGCATAAGTCTATCAACATAACGCTTATCAGTAGCTGACAACTTAATCAATTTAAGTGCAGTTACATCATTAGGATACATAAAGATAGCAAGAGAACCGCTATGGTTAGCCAAACGAATTTGGTTAGCAGCAACAACCAATGAATCAACATTGTTAGCATTATCAACAGAAAGTGCAAAACCACCAGCAGCAAATGTAGTTGCTTGAGTATAAACACCGTTCAAATTAACACCTGTACCATCTCCAACTAATACTTGAGAATCAATACGTAAGAATAAACGAACGATTAATTTGTTTCTCAACCAAGCACCCATAAAAGAAACGTCATCTAACATTTCAGTAGATACTTTGAAGAATGCAGTTTGCTTAAGTAAAGAAACCGATGTTACAACAAAGTTGTTATCAATTTGATTCTTAGATGCACCCTCAGCAGTTCCTCCAGCAGCACCTTCTTGTGCAGTTTCGTAAACCCAATCAACAGTATTACCTGCAACAGCTAACTTTGGTATTCTACCGTAAGCCTGTGCAACTCTTTCTGCGATGTCATTGATACCCTCAATTCTTTGTGCTTGTGGCATATTACCACCTGAAAGGTTAGCAGCGAAAGTCATATCACCAACTGTCTTACTAACACCTGTATCAACTGTAAAGTTGAAACCGTGACGACTATTCTTTGCCTCTGTGAAATCAGATGCTCTTTCTCTTAAGATTGCCTCAATAGAACCCTCAGCATCTTTAATTTGATTAGCAGATAAACCACCTTCACGTAGTTTTTGCATTACCATTCCTTGCTCGTGGATAGCCTCAGATAAAGTCTTCAACGTGTTCTCACGCATCTCTTTAACTTCTTTTGCTAAATCCTCATTCTTGTCATCAGATTCTAAAGCCTTAACTCTTGCCTCTAATTCTTCTTTTTCGTGAGTAAGTTTTGCAGTATAGTAAGCGTGTAAATCTTGGCTTTCCATTGCAGATAACTCCTCATTTGATTTTACTTCAAATTTCATTTGTTTAATTTTTAATCAATTGTAATAATAATTCTCTTTTTGCCTTCTCATTAAGGTCTTCATTTGTTTGATTGTCGGTTGACGAATCACTTTTATCAATGTCGTTTGACGATTGAATATCTTTAGTAGGATATATCATTGGCGTTACATCGTTTGAACCTGCTAACACCATTGAACCCTCTTTATAAATCTTTGCCTCTGTAACTGCCCAAAAATAACCTTGCTCAATTACCTCATCTTTATTTGCTATTTGACTAATATACTTTTCCCAAACCGCTTTCTCCTCTACCGTATCCTCTGCATCTGAGTTAATAGCTAAATCCATCTTAACATACTGCATCCTAACTGAATGTTGTATCTCTATCTCATCTTTGATTATCTTCTTTGCATCGTTATTTGAGTAATCGAATACGTTTGTTTTGAATATCAATGCTTGAGTATATCCGCTATAATTAGCACCTAAGTCAGTCCAAAGAACATCTTTAACCAATACCTCAACATCTTTAGGGTAAGCTATTACCTTACCAACCTCTAATTCGTGATTGATAAGATAATGAACCTTTCCTTGTTGATCCCCTATACTTCTATTCCATATACCATCAAAATGCACATCGTTGTGAGAATCCATATATTTAGTCGTATTAATGACTGGATATATAAACCCTTTAGCAAGTCCGTCAATAGCTTTAGTTGTTTCAAGTTTGTTTAAAGACATTGATAAGGGTGCAGAATGTTTAACCTCAGCAGTTTTTAATCCTATCAGTTCCTTTTTGTTGGCTTTTAATTCCTTGAATAAATCCTCTTTTGTATCAAATGACTTACCTTTAAACTCAACCGCTTTTATTACTTCGCTCATTTTGTCACTATATTTAATTTCTTTGTTTCAATATCTTTAAGCATCTTTTCCTTAATAGCACTATCAGGCATTGACTTAATTTTATCCTCTATTTTCTTAATAGTTTCTTTCACGTTGCAACAGTTATTGTTGGTGCATTGTTAAGCATTCCAACCGTTATTTGTCCCTGTGTTAATATACCTAAATCAACTATTGAGCGTATTTCGTCCTCAGTCATTGATTCTAAAACCTTATTTGATAGCAATGGAGATAAAGAAGATAACGCCTGTGCTAATTCGTTGGTAGTTGCTTTTAATACCTCAATAGATGTTAAATCAATTACGATTGTTTCACTTACCTTTAACTTACCGCTAAGGAATAAAGAAAGTTGTTTGTCAACCTTATTACCTAGTGGAATATAAACGTCTGTAAATGCAGTTCTTTTAGCCTCTGAAACGTTGTTATAAGTGCTTGATTCGTTATCATTGAATAACTGAGAAGGAATACCATATAAACCGCAAAGAATACGTAATGAAGATAAGATACCCTCTAATAGTTTTAAGTCAGTTGGTGACATTCCTGTTTGCAAGAAACGTAATCTAGTATTCGTTACTTTGATTTTATTGTATTTATCTGAACCTCCAGCACTCTCTTGAAATGAATCTTGTAATGTCTTTTGCTCTTTATCTAGCATTGGAACGTCAGTATCATTAGTAAGTAATCCAACAATACCTCTGTTTTTGAATATACTAGCATCAGCGTTTAGCTTTTCACTAGATGACTGCACAACAATCCAACCTGCTTGTAATGGTGATAACCCTAGTTTAGTGTTAGGAGTTACTATATTAGATGCTTTCAGGTGCAACATATCCTCAATAGGAATATCAATCACCGTTCCGTTTTGGTTTGTGTATTTGTACCCTAGTAATAAACCTGACCTACTGCAAATTATCTCAACTGAATCAATCGGTAATGTTACCATTTCAGCACCTAACCCAATACCCTCAACCCATCGCAGGAAGCAATTACCAGTAGATGAAAGATATTCGTTTATTTCTTCAAACAAATCAATCATTCCTTGATCATCGTTAGGGTTTTCTAAGAACTCTAAAATCTTAGAATTAGATATTGAATCACCTTTCTCGTTTACTGCAATACGTTTGATTGATGCCGTTGAAAATGCAATCTTTTTGATTATCATATAAACCAATGGATTATCTCCATAAGCCTTTACGTATTCATTGAATGACTTTTTACCTACTAAATAATCTAGCACCCCGTTAAGAATACCAAAGTTATTTGTAGAGTTATTAGCCAAAGAAAACGATTGATTTTTATTAGTGATAGCGTTTATAACTCGCTTAATGACATTGTCCG